GTATTGCCAAGGCAGGAGCTATCTTTGATAGCCTAAAGTTCAGAATTGGATTCTCTGCTAGATCAGAAGCAATAAAAGGCTACAATCTTGGCTATGCATCGGCAGCTAAAGGACTGGGCATAATAGCGCTAGATGTAATAGTTCATGATTCAGACAAAGATCATGCTTGTTCAGCAAAGGCTAAGCCAATAGACTTGACAAATATTGACGTGACTCGTCTTCCGCCTTTCCATCCAAACTGCGTGTGTCAAGTCCAAGTAAGGAGATCATAATGGCTGTTGTAGACAATAAACTATATTACTACAATACACTCACTGTTACGGCTGATTCAGTTGGAAGTATCAATTTTCCATTCGTGGCTGATGAAGTAACAATCTCTGCATCAGGAGCACCTAAAGTTAGTATTGGCTTTGAGGGTATTGCAGATGCAAACGTTAGTCCAAATGGGATATACATTGACTTTTCCGACAACGAGATACGCACATTCGATGTACTAACAAGTCGTGTAGCTATGTATGCTCAGTCCGGTGCAACCGTTCGTATAAAAGCATCAGCTCCGCAGCGTACAGGAGTAGAACCAGATCCAGAAACCCGAACCTTAAAGTGGTAGGTAGCCAATGATGTATATCAAAGATTGGGCGTCACTAAAAATAGGTGACTCTACACGAGAGATGATAGCAGGCTTTACGCAAAAAATTAAGATAAGTGATGCAATTGGCTCAGGCACTTTGCTAGCGCGATTGAATGCTACGCATAGTGGTTGGGTGAATGGTAACAAGTTACTGTATCAGCCGGGCGGAATGAAGAAATCACTCCACACTTGGCTGGAACCGTATCCGAATCCCATACTCAAGCATCATGATCGGCACAGCGACCCAGTTGGTCGTGTAGTAAATGCCGAGTATTTCGATCTTCCCCCCGAGGAAGAACCTAACTCCCCCAAGGGATATATTCAACTATTAGCTGAAATCACAGACGCATTGACGGTTGATCAGCTGCTGGACAGACGTCTACAGACAGTCAGTATCGGCGGCGGCACTAAGGAAGCTTGGTGCTCAGTTTGTAATCAGAATCTTGCCACCGATGGTATTTGCTCTCACAAGAAGGGCAAGAAGTATGCTAAGGATGAAGAGGAGACAGTATTCGAAGAATGTTACTGGATTCTCGGTGAGATGGATTATAAAGAGTGAGTTGATTTCTTCGTGGACACTGGAGGAAGGCAAGTCGCTCTCAGGGATTTCGTTGAGGATGCAATTGTTTTCAACGAAACTCAAAATGATGAGGAGATTCATATGGCAACAGAAGATAAGAAAACTTCTGAGACTCCAGAACATGAAGACGCTAAAGACTCCAAGACCAAGGAGAATACCCACGAGGAGGACAATGCGCAGATTACTGAAGATGGTGAAAAAGAGACTCCATCCAGCGATGGACAGGATGCGACCGATGCTGACGACAATCATAATACCGACGATAGCACCGAGGACGAAGAGATGCCTAACTTTGATTCAATATCAGAGGAAGAACTAGCAGAACTTCAGTCACTCGATGATCAGTTGGAGCAGATTGTTGACGACCTTGGTGAAGTCATTCCTGAATTCAAGGACGCAAAGTTGTCCACTAAGTCTCGTAAGGCACTATCCGACTCAAGTTTCTGCGGTCCAAATCGATCCTTTCCAGTAAACGATTGTGCACACTACACTGCTGCTCTGCGATTACTGAACCGTGCGAAAGTAAGTTCAGACACTAAGGCAAAGATCAGAAGTTGTGTAAACTCCAGAGGTAAGAAACTAGGATGCACATCGGATTCAACCAAGGATGAGGCGCAATCAGCTGTACTTGAGTTAGTACAGGAACAGCTAGTGTTTCTAACAGAACAAGCGGGTATTTCCGACAAGGTTATTGATGCCAAGACTCAGCGTATTGTTGAGTTGGAAGCTGAAGTCGATAAGCTAGTCGAGGAGAATAGCAATCTTCGTGCGAGTAGTCATCAGGACAATGCAAAGGAAGTGCTTCAACTGAAGATCGAGCTAAAGAAGCCAGATGTTCAGGCAATTCTCGATGCTGAAAGTTCGGAAATTGAAGTACTGCAGAAAGACATGCTAGCTAAATTTGAGAAGCGCAGCCCAGAATCAATCAAGGATAGCCTTGAGGATTTACGCCTGGAAAAAGCAAACCATCAGGAAGATGAAGGTCCAACTGAGGGTGTCGAAAATCCGGGTCTTGTTTCAGAAGAGGGCGACACGTCTGATGATAAGGTAGATAACTCTATCACGGTCATCAAACAATTGGGTGCAACTGATGCCCAACGCTTCCTGTGTGCCGATAAACGGCAATCATAAGGAGAGATATAAATGACTCTTGATTTTACAACTGGGTCTTCACGAAACAGACCAATCAGAACGACTCTAAGTCGTTTCCTGACATCCCCGCTACGTGGGCTTATGGAGATTTCGGAAGGAATTCGCCCAGCAGAAGTATTTTATGGTTACAAATATCTACCAGTAAAGGCTGTAGATGTTGAGCTAGAAGATGGAGTCGTCATTCCGAAGGGAACGATCGTTTCAACTCTTAGTCAGCTCGATGTAGTTGCTATTGGTAGCCCAGAGCATTTTCCACCAACAGCTTCAGGTGGTATCTACTCGGGTATTGGTAAGCTAACTGGCACAGCAATGTCAGAGAACATTGACACTAGCTGGTATGGTTATGATCAGTCCGTCGCAGGGCTCTTGACTATCTGTAATGGTGGTCTTGCCGTACTTGGTAGTAACGCACTAGAACTATACAGTACTCGTGACGTAACTGTTGGAACCATTAACTCTAATGGTACACTTGCCGCAGCTTCTGATTCAAGTGACGGACGCCGCGCGAACATGCCGGTCGGTGTAGTTCCTGCAGATGTATACCAGCACATTGATGGTAAGTTCGTCAATTACAAGCAAATGGACAAGAGCGGTATTCTTTGCGACTGGTACATCGAAGTTCCGTACATCTTTGACACATCAGGTAATGTGTATGATGATGGTACCAAGGCTGCCTATAATGCGATTTCGCTACAACACGCATACCTATGGAGCAACACAAAGGCTGACATCAGAACTGGTTCGCTAGTTTGCTCCGATCGTTTTGGTAAGTTCTACTGTCAGTACCCAAGCACAGCTACCATGGGTGCTCAGCAATATCCTGCAAACAGAGCCGGTGATGCAGCTCTTGCAAACGGTGCTGGATCAGCACTTGAGCGTCTAATTCCGAGTGGTATTGCAGCAGTTGCTGCTTATAAGACAGTACAGACCGTAGGTAGAATCGTTGCAATCGACAACAGGTGGCCAAAGGATATGCTACAGTACGTAGACACGTATCCAGAGAGCGCAATGCCAGGTACAGAGACCGGTGGTCTTCCATCACATCTGTACAACTTTGTTCTCGACTACTTGACAACAAGGGATGGTAGTGTTCCAAGTATCGCTACAATCCTGACATTCGTAACAGCCATCGCAGATGGTACCCGTGCATTCGCAACTTCGGGTGCTGGTGTGGTTCGTATACAACTAGAAATCGGCGGCTAAATAAGTTTGCCGTAGAGTTCCAGATTTAGGAGGAAAATTCAGATATGATTAAGAATATCCCAATGAAAGAAGCCATCGTTTTCGACGATGAGCATAGAATCTGGAGCGAAGATGATCTGCAGACTCTCGGGCAAGTAATGAATGCCTTCACGAATAATGGTGTTTGTGAAAGGGAAGGCGAAATAGGTCGCATTCAGGTTAGTGATCTTATCTCTACACCTGATGCAACTCGCTTTATCCCTGCCGTTGTACAGACAGTTGTTCGCGAAGCACTTGAGCCCAATCTGCTAATCGTCCCATCGCTCTTCCAGGAAGTCCAGCTAGCGGCTGGCCGCAGTATCGAAATTGGTGCTGTAGGCGCAATGATCGCTGCTGATATCGCTGAAGGTACTGAGTACCCAGAGCGCACCATCGACCTAGATGGAGGTGACATGACCAGTGTACATGTTAGCAAGTCTGGCATTCTGGTTCGTGTGACCGACGAAATGATCTCAGACAGCCAATTCGACGTAATCGGACTATGGCTGCGACATGCTGCTCGTGCCCTTGCTCGTCACAAGGAACAGAAAGCCATGAAGCTTCTGGACAGTATGGGTGTTGAAGTTTTCAATAACAGCACACCAGGTACATCACAGAACGGTACAACAACCGGTCGTGGCATCGATGGCAGGCAAAATGGTAGCATGACAATGATAGATCTGTTTGACATGTATGCCTATTTGCTAACACGTGGTTTCGTTCCGAATGTCATCATCATGCATCCACTTGCATGGAAGACATTCATGACTGATCCTGAAATGCGCGAGATCGTACTACAGGGCAACACCCTAGTAAGTAACCGTCTGCCAAATGGCCAGTCGGCTCCTGCCTGGGGAACAAGTCATGGTAGTTTGGGTCTGAGGACCACAGCTACTGGTCGCGGTATTGATGCCACACACGGAACTGGTGTAGACACAATACTTGGTAAGATCGGCGCGAACCCTTGGGTACAGACACTGAACCCGATGGGTGCTACTTTCCAGATCGCACCAAGGTTCCTACCGTCACCACTGACAGTTCTTGTTACTCCATTCGTGCGCTTCAATGCTTCTGCTACAGTGAATGTTCCGTTCACTGGCGCGAATGCATCCATTGCTCGCACAAAGGCAACAACAAGCATCATCATGGCAGACTCTCAGAATACTGGCCTTTTGGTCATGAGGGATCCTGTAAGCACAGAAGAGTATGATGACCCAGCGCGCGACATTCGTGCACTGAAGATTCGTGAACGTTATGGCTTCGGTCTATTGGAGCAAGGTAAGAGCGTTGCAGTTGCTAACAATATTGTTATCGACCGTAACTATACCTTCGAAAACACCAATCCACAGAGCCTCACTGTACTTCACACTGCTTCTGGTATTGTTGCGTAATAGTAACACCACCAAGCTCACTAAAGTGGGGGGAGGAGTATTCTCCTCTCCCCGTTTTTACTACAAGGGGACGATTATGAGCATTAGGGGAAAGACAATAAGCCTTAACCCAAAAATACACAACATGTGGAGAGATGAAACATCTGGCGTATTTCTATCAGTTTTCAATGGGGAAGAAAGTATGATAGGAGAAGTACCAACAGATGAATCAGTTGACATTTCTGCTATTGAAAAAGCAATAGATATGAATGTTCTAATACTTAATAGCAAGTCATCGCCCACGCAACCGATCAAGTCTAAGCTGAAAAAGACCAAGTCAGCGCCAACAGGTGAGCCGCGCGATCTTTTGAAGCTAAGTGCTACGAACATCATAAAACGCATACTGCCTAAGATCACTGATATTATGACTCTAGAAATTATGATGAACCTTGAGCTACAGCGCAAGAACTCGTATGCAAAAACACGGACAACAGTTATCAAAGCCATCATGCAACGCATGAAGAAGCTCGGTGTCAATGAAACTCAGATTTTAAGGTACGGTGATAATCAACCAGTCCTAAAACGAGTATACGATACTGAGCAAGGACACAAGGAAC